AATAGTTTCGTGTTTATCAAATGATATAATATGTCTTGATGCTACTATTAGATGTTTACCATTTAATGATAAGTCTTCTGACGCTACGCCATCTTCTTTGATTGCAAGTTCTGGAACATTAACATCAACATTATATCCTGAAGACAACTGAAAATTACCAGGCATAACAAACTTTAGTCGTTTAGACATTAACTGTTTCATGATAGATTTTCTTTGAAACAATAAGTCTTCATATGGTTCAATATATGTAAGTGAATCAGGGTCTTTTTCTTTAATATATTTACTATATCTTCTACCAGTACCAAATATACTTAAGGCCTTTTTAGAATCAAATGCTTCCATATTACTTTGGCCAGATTTATTCTTCATGTCTGTTACATTAGGCATTTTATTTCCGTGTTTCATTGTTGCATACACATCAAGAAAACTTATTCCTCTTGTAGACACCATTCTTGTCATTGGGTCAAATCCAATAAACTTACCAGCATTAACACCACTTCTTGTTTTTTCCATTGAATCATTTTGTGCAACTACTTCATAACTTCTAGCACCAGATAACTCAGAGAATTTATCTTGGCCGTCTATATTCTTAGATTGCACTCTAACATCTAATATTGGAGGCATTGTTAATAATTCAGACAATCCTACAAAATTATAACCAGATACATTTTGAAAGAATACATAATTTGGCGAACTAAAATTATCAACAGAGCGTTTAGAACACCATTCTATGGCCTCTAAAGGTCTCAAATTAGGTATAACAACTTTCTTTATACCACTAGAATCTGCTAAAATTCCACCTAATTGATTTGCTGGTACTTTTAGATAATCAAACATAATAGATGCTACGATGTCTGAATATTTTCCAGTATAACTTTGAGTAACTCGTTGTTGGTCAGAAAACATTAATTCATCAGAAACAAAATGAAGAATATATGACTCATTACTTTGATTAGTATTAACTCTATTTGTTTGTTTGTATATACGAAATGCTTTTTTATAAACAGCTATATCTGAATCTTTATCTTTTGCTAGTTCAAGAAGAAGTGTTTCTGAACCATCAAATGCTAGTTTATTTGAAAGTCCAACAGAATCATTAATCATCATTGTTCCATTAACTACAGGTAGAAATAATGAATCAAATATATTAATCTCCATAAAGACTTTTTGCAAATCAAGTTTCATTCCATTTTTTGCAACAATAGCAACTTCTTTAACAAAAAATTGAATAGGATTAGTTACTGATAGTTCACTCATCCAGCTATAACTCTTTTAAATTCTTTATCAAGTTCATCAACGAATTGATTTTGTAATAAATTAATCTCTCTCTTGCCTTCATTTAAACCATCTTCATAGTCGAAGTATGTGACTTTTAATTTTGTGATAGCCTGTGATGTTTTAGAACCATCAGATAATGTGTAGACTACTGTTGATGCACCTAAAGATGCATAAGTCGTTGCATCTATTTCAATCTGTTCTTTTATTACAGTTCCATCTGATTGATTAGTTCTTGTAATAACTTTATAATAAGCTTGTGTATTATTTACATCTCTAGCCCATTGTATTCCACTTTGAACAGTTGTGTTAGCTGCACCTTGAGCTTTATACTTGTCGCCAATATAACTAATCAATTGGTCTGACTGTAAAGGCCAATCATATTGTGGGTCTATGATATCATTAAAATTTAATACAATCCAATGTCTTTCAGAATGACCATAAAATTTGTGTGCAATAATTTCAGGTGTGTCACTATCTTTTATACTATATTTGTAGAAAGCATTCTCATTCTCTTTTAGTTTCTTTTCAAAAGAAAATCTAGCAATGAGATTAGTGACCGATTCAACACCTTCAGTTTCAGTATTAGCAATATATGGTGTTTTAGGAAAGAAATTAAAGTATCTTGCCATTATTTGGTTCCTCCAGACTCAGGATTTCTTAAATCATTTTTAGTAAGAATACTTGTTTCTGTAAAGTTCAATGTTAGTTGAACGCCAACTGGCATACCTGTACGACCACGAGCTGCAATATTTTCACCAGGCACTTCGTAGAATGAAGCTCCGTTAGGTGCATAATTTACATCAATAGTTTCTAATACGCAACCTTGAGAAATTTGTGGAATATTTGGATTCTCACCTGCACCATAATAGAACTTAATATCAAATTCTGATGGTGGTCTTAGTGTTGCACCCATTTTCTGTTCGATGCCGTGGCCAAATTCTGGCGCTTGATGATATTTAAATCTATCTAATATGTTTTGAACTTCCAATGCCTCTGTTTCATCTCTAGGATAAAAGAAGAAATCAAATTGAAATTTTCTGAAGTTAGGAGAAGAATATGCCATTTCTAACATTGGATTTTGTATTTGTCCTAGAATACCCAATGATAATCCTGTGCCCATGCCAGCACTTGCTTGATTTCCTAAAGTTTGTAGACCAGCAACAGCTGCTGCATCACCAAGAGTTTGACCTCCTGTTTTTGCAGCTGCAGAAATTGAATCAAAATCTGCAGGTTTACCATTCTTTTTAAACTCATCAACAGCAGAACGACCAGCCGCAAACAATGCTCCAAGCGGACCTTTACCCATAGCAATCGAACTATATGTTTGAGTGTGATTATACATTAAAGTATCAGGCATGTATAATGCAATAGATTCTTTTGTACGAGTTGTTGTGTTTATAAATCGACTATTTGACATTTTGTGAATACTATTATCTAGTGTTGCACTAGTTGATTGTGAATTACCTTTAAGAATACTAGAACTGCCAAATATATTACCTATTCCACCTTTTAATTTATTACCAAAACTACCAAGTGAAGATGTAACTGAACTAGTATCAAATCCACCAAGACTTCCGCCTGCACCTGTGAAAGAAGATATCTTTGAGGTGAAACTACTGCCTAAGTCTCCAGTTGCTGATTTTATTTGATTTGTACCACTTGATATCGCTGAACTTATTTCACTTCCAGTTCTTATATTCCAATATTTTTGAGCTCCTGGTGCTATACCATCTGGACTCATGCCAGGTATTGGTTCATCTGGTTGCTCTCTACCTGGTATACCTGTTCTATTTTGTTCTCGAATATAAAACATCATGTAATGACCTTTATCAAAAGCCCCAACATCTATTGGATATCTAAAATTCTCCCTTTGATATTCAGGTGCTCCTTCTAATGAAGCTAAAGGACCAAACTTACCTTCTCTTCCATCTGGTTCAAATTTGATATCGCCAAAGCCAAAAAGTGACATATTTTTATCCGTTTAAAGTTATTAATAGCATAAGTAGTATTTATGCCTTATTCTGGAAAATTTACTCCTAAAAATCCAAGTAAATATAGAGGTGACCCTACTAACATTATTTATCGCTCTAGTTGGGAACGCCGTGTTATGAACTACTTAGATAATGAGAAGAACTGTGTGTGGTGGTCTAGTGAAGAACTAGTCGTACCATATCGCTCACCTGTGGACCAAAAATCTCATCGCTATTTCCCTGACTTTGTTTGTCGTATGTTACAGAAAAACGGTAAAGAAAAGACTTTAGTGCTAGAAGTTAAGCCTGAAAAACAAACAAAAGCCCCTACTCAGAAAAGAAAAACTAAAACATTCATATCTGAATCAATCACATATGCTGTAAATCAAGAAAAATGGAGAGCTGCAGACTTGTTCTGTCGTGAACATGGTTGGCAATTTATGCTAGTAACCGAAAAAGACTTAGGCATTTGATATAAATAGATAATGCCTTACTTATTAGATAGAATTAGAGAATCATTAGCAAAAGAGGGAATAGAACCTCGAACAGCTTCAGCTCGTGATTGGTTAAAAGCCAAGATACAAGACTTAACTGTTAGTGCTAACACTTTAATGCAAGATAAGAATAGTTTAAAAGATTCTACTATTATTGGTAAAATGTATTTTTATTATTATGACCCTAAGACTAAAGAAAAACTAAAGTATTATGATAGATTTCCTTTGGTCATTCCAATCGAAGAATATAAAGATGGATTTTTAGGATTAAATTTACATTATATTCATCCAAAGAATAGAGTTATTTTATTAGATAAGTTAAGTGAAACATTGAGCAATAGTAGTTTTGATGAAAAAACTAAATTCAGAGTAAGTTATAATTTTTTAAAAAGTGCCTCAAAAGCATTTGAAGCAACACCATGTATTAAAAGATACTTATTTAACCATGTACAATCAAGGTTCTTACAAATTAATGCTGACGAGTGGGATATAGCCGCATTATTACCAGTTGAAGACTTTAAAGGTGCTTCAACGAGCCAAGTTTATAACGATTCAAGGAACAAATTTTAATGTCATTCTCACCTAACATGTTCATATCAAATATTCACGGTAAAGACGGTCTAGCGAAACCAAATCGATTCGAAGTTGTCTTACCTATTCCACCAGTTATTGCTAATCATGTAGGCAATTCGATTATTGAAAAGATATTGAATTTTCCTAATTCAGTGTTTAGTGATGTATCAGAAGCAATTAATGGCGCTTTAGGTCAAGCACCTGCAGATGGATTCTCAAGAACAGGTAACACTGCTGTTTCTAGATACTTAGCACTACAATGTGAGGCTGCTGAATTACCTGGTAGAACACTTGCTACAGCTGATGTTAAGATTTATGGTCCAACATTTAAAGTTCCATATCAATCTATGTATGGTGATATGAATTTAACATTTTTATGTACGAATGATTTTTATGAAAGAAAACTATTTGATAAGTGGATGGAATCAATTCATCCATCAGATACAAATAATACTAGATTTCCCAAAGGACAAAATTCTCGATATATGTGTAATGTAAAAGTTATACAATATGATGAGTTTATTAAACGAGTCTATGCAGTTGAATTGTTAGATGCTTTTCCGGTTGGAATTGCACCACAAACAGTCAACTGGTCAGATGATAATTTCCATCGATTATCTGTGCAATTTGCATATCAAAAATATAGAGTAATCTATGATGGTGGCTATGATTTAGGCCAAGCAGCTGCATCATTATTTGGTACTGCTGCAGATAGATTTATAAATCTGCCAACAATTTAAAATATATATTAAAGCGAGGTTATTATGTTACCAAAGTTAGATGTGCCTACTTATGAGGTGAATTTGATATCAACAGGAAAACCGGTGAGATTTAGACCGTTTCTTGTGAAAGAACAAAAGTTATTCTTAATGGCGTCTGAATCAGATGACCCTAAAGAAACTATTAATGTAATTAGACAGGTATTAAAAAACTGTATCATTGATGAAATAGATATAGATGCTTTACCAACATTCGACTTAGAATGGTTATTCATACATCTAAGAGCAAGGTCGGTTGAAGAAGTTGTTCATTTAAATTATAAATGTAATAACACTGTCAAGAATGATGAAGGTGAAGATGTAAAATGTACAGGAGTAGTTGAGATTGATGTCAATCTATTAGAGATTGAACCATACAAGAATCCTGACCATAAAAACAAAGTAGAAATCGATGAGAATCTTGGAATAGTTTTAAAATATCCAACATTTGAAATGGTTGAGAAATATGAAAGTCTTGGTGAAGCTGATGTCATGTCAAATGTATTAGTTGACTGTATTGATTACATTTATGATAAAGACCAAATGTACCATGGTAAAGATACAGATAGAAAAGAATTAGTAGATTTTGTCGACAATCTTCAACAAAAAGATTTAGCTAAATTTAAAGTATTTTTTGATACTGTGCCTGAAGTGAAAAAAGATGTATCTTTTGAATGTCCTAAATGTAAATATAAAGAGGATATCGCAATCAAAGGAATACAAAGTTTTTTCGTCTAATATTTCGTTATGATACCCTAGGTAATTACTATCAGACTAATTTTGCGTTAATGCAACATCACAAATATAGTCTTAGTGAGCTTGAAAACATGATACCTTGGGAAAGAACCATCTATGTTAATATGCTCATCAAGTTTTTAGATGAGGAAAAAGAAAGATTACAACTACAACAAATGCAAAGAAGAAGCCAAAGTTAATATGCCAATAGATAAAAACGAACTAGCAAAAATAACCAAAGAGAGAAATGAAGAGTTAGCCAAGTCTCTTGGTTATTCTAGTTTTAAAGAAATGAAATCATCTATGCCAAAAAGCAATCTTTCTGGCGGAGTCAAATCTCGACTTGAACAAGGTGGAGGTATTGCTGAATCTGTTGGTGGTGGTATAAAATCTAACTTGCAAGGTATTAAGAGAAGTCTTAATCCTAAAACTGTTGCTAAAAAGTTTTATAATGACTTGTTTAGTGGACCTGATATATTATCTTCTTTCATGCGAGGTCGAATTGTCTCAAAACCTGGCGCTTCAGAATCATCAAAATTAACACCTAAGTCTCCAACTGCAGCTATTGATACAGAACAAGCAGGTCTAACATCTGGTATTGCTAATGATGTAAGAACCATTCGTGATGCTGTATCAGCACTTGTAAATTTTGAAAGAGAGAACAAAGAACAATCTGCTCGTGAAGGTGATAATGATTTTTTCAAAGCACAGGCCGATAAAGAAGCAGCATTAGAAGCTTCTCCAGAACAAATGACAGTCGAAGGTGGTGCAGCAGGAGGTGAAGAAGAAAAATCAGGTGGCGGACTTTTAGGACTTCTTGGTAAAATAGGCAAATTCTTAATAGGTGGACTTGTATCAGCTTTTAAGTTTTTATTCAACCCAAGAACATTATTAAAAGTATTAGGTAAAGCATTTATTCTTGGTGCTCTTTTTGTATCGTTATTCAAAGGCATAACAGAAGGGTTTGAAAGATACAAAGAAACAGGTAACATTGGTGAAGCAATAACAGCTGGTCTAGGTGCCATGTTAGACTTTATTACATTTGGATTATTTGGTGAAGATAGTCTTAAGTCGATGTTCTCGGCTATTGGTGATTTTGTTAAACCAATTACAGATAAAATAGGAAGTGTATTTACTAGCATTAAAGATTGGATTGTTAATAATGTTGGTATTCCAAAAATAACAATACCACTTCCTGTTGAAACATTAAATAAATTAGGGCTTAATTTACCAACTGAATTTACTCTTGGTCCTTATTATCCGTTTAAAGATAATCCTACAAGTGAAGAAGATGAGATAACAGCAACACCGCAACCTTCACTACAAGAGAAACTTAAAGAAAAAGCAAAAGAAGTCGGTATAGATGTAGATAAAATATCTCCAGCTGGATTAATGAAAGTCGCAGATATGCCTACTAGTGATGATAGGTCTAGTAATTCACCAATAGGTGGATTAAACTCAATGTTAAATAGTCCTGAAGCACAGTCTGTTATCAGTCAACTTCCTCAATCTGAGGCTTTAGATAAAGATGTTGCAGGTGTGCAGAATTTCCTACAAGGTGGCGGAGTTGATTCTGCCATAGGAAAGTTATCTGAAGGAACTGCTGGCGTTGAAGGTGCAATGGGTAATGCAATGAGTTCAATTACCGATAAGATAAATGCAGGAGGTGTTACACCAAGCGCTGTGACTCCAATGGGTTCAGCTACATCAGGTTCTGTCGTAAACTCTGGTTCAACTGAAGT